CCATGAACACCGCCCCAACCGAACTGATGTGGTACACCCGCAATCATGGTTTCAAGCTGCACTTTGTTCCCGTGTTCATCGGTATAGCGCCGATTGGCGGGATTCTTGTACCAATCCACCACTTGGGTATATTTTTCAATGCGCATGGTAGACGGGAAATCAATGTCAAATTCGTCATCATGGGGTTTCTGTGTTGCCCCCAAGATCACCGCTGACAACTGCGCTTTGGTCTTTCCAATCAGGGAAAGGTCAAGCGCCCCGCCTTGACAGGCCAGCTTCACAAGGCCAAGATGGGCTTCAAAATCACCTTTGCGCTTCAGGAACACTTCAATGGTCTGCTGAACATCGTGACGGCAGTATTTCACCGTTTCTTCGATTTCTTCAGGGGTCAGCTTTCGTTCAATGTCAAAGGGAACGGAAGATTCCCGAATATCATTGCCCATGAAGCCTTCAAAGGATTTCAAACCCCTGTCCGTGTTCTGCATCACGTCATAGTTGTTCAAAGGAATTTGGCGCAGCATTGAACTGAATTTCCATCCCGGATTACCCTTCAGGATGATGAAATCATTGATTCGCTTGGGGTCAAACCCGCACAGAATCCCCTTGAAAATGTATTGGTCATAATGACGGCTATTGAAGCCAACCCAAATATCCTTCACGTTCTGCTGATACAGCGCTTCCAGCGCTTGGGCATCGTTCACAATAACGTGTTCTTTCTTGGCTGTCATATCCATAACCACAACCAGCCAATCATATTTGAATACTTCAAAGTCGTAAAACAGCACTATCTTCACCACCCTTTCCAAAGCACACCCGGCAGGATGTGAAGTCCTGCCGGGGCGCGTATTCAATTAGCCTTCGACCTCGAAAACCTCGGTGATTTCGTACTTGCTGAAGCCCTTCTTGCCTTCGCTGAACTTCAGGGCATATTCCAGCTTGCCGGAAATCGCTTCGTGAATATCCATAATCAGGTTGCCATACTGCTTGTAGGTCTTGAACTCCACGTCAAGCCCAGAATCCAGCGAACGCAGGAACTCATTGGCAATGTGAACCTGAAACGCCTGTTCCACAACCTGATTGTAGAAGATGAAGCTGCCCTTGTATGCACCTTCAGACAGTACCTTGAACCAGATAGAAAGCATGGGCTTCTTGGTTTCCTTCGTGGCAACCAGTTCCATCTTCTCAATGGAAACTTCATATTCACCGTGGGGAACGGTCTTGTATTCGCCGGAAGCGGAATTCTTCACATCATCGGCAAGGGCAGAAGTGTCAATGGCCTTATCAAATTCATCCCAAATGTTGTTGCTCATAACAAAATACTTCCTTTCGCACATCTTGTTTTTGAAATGGGGTGTTTTTCAGGGGTTTTTCAGATCAAGTTGAACTTTTCAGGGGGAAAATGTTCAGCTTGATTATTCATCCGGGGTTTCCGGGGATTCGGTGAAAACGGAATGAAGCACACCGCCCAGAATGCCCATCAAAAGCGCCTGTTCCGGGGTCAGATCACCAAACGGGTTCTGCTTGGGGTTGCAGGGCTGTTCCTTGGGGGCTTCCGACTTGGGTTCATAGCCCTTGAAATCATTCCACAGGGCGTTGAAAAGAAGTTCCTGCGCCGCATTGTTCATCAGGCGCTTCAGCAGCGGGTCAGAAAGCATCTTCATTCCCAAATAGGATTCAAATGCCTTGCGCTGACGCGCTTCCACATCTTCAGGGGTCATGCCCTTGGGCGGGGTCAGATTGCGGTTTCCACGGTGAATAGCTTTGAAAAGGCCGTTAGCCTTCAGCACGTTCAAAAGCGCGGTATACTTGCTCATTATTCACCCCTCCTTTTGCGGGTTCGGGTCACAGGCTTGGGGGCAGGGGCTTCCGTTGCTTCACCCGAATTGGGTTCAACGGTCTGCATCCCGGCGTTCATTTCGGCGGCATCAGCAGCGGCAGTTTCTTCCTGCTGCACAGCTTCAGCCAATCCGGCAGGGGTTTCCATTTCAGCGGGTTCTTCCGCTTCAGGGGCGGGAACTTCAGCAGCGGGGTTCACATCCGGCTTTTCGGCCTTGGGTTTGCGGGTGGGCTTGTCCTGCTGCACCGCCGCCTTGGTATTCTTGTTGGCTTCAGCGTACACCTGAACAAAAGCGTCATAGTCAAGCGGAATCTGCTTTTCCTTGACGGTCAGACGGCCACCGCCGAAAATGACTTCGTTGGTCTTGAAGGACAGAACACGTTCATCACCATCAGCAATGACACGCGCCACAATATCCACCATACCAGCAACCTTATTGGAAACCTTGTCCTGAAGATTGGGCTTGATGGAAGTCAGCTTATCGCCGCCCTTCTTGGTAATGTCCTTGCTGGTGTCCTCATGGGAAATCAGGATAATGTTTTCATAATCCAGATTCATCAGGCGGCGAATGGTGGAAAGGAATTCGGTTCGCACCTTATCCCATGCGCGGAAGGAATCATCAGATTCATGGGTGATACCCATTTCCTTGTACATGTACAGGCGGCAAGCCTCATACACATCTTCCAGCAGATCAACCACAATGGTCTTGAAATCGTTCTGCTTCTTTTCAAGTTCGTCAATGACTTCCTTGAAAATTTCCCATGCCAAGGTTCGCTTGGTCATGCGCCCGGAAACTTCCACCTTGTCCTTGATCGGGATGAAGGGGGCATCCACAAACTTGATGTTGCCATCCGTGTTCAGCATGATGGGGTCAGGGAAAGCGTTGGCAAAGAAGGTCTTGCCGCTGAAGGGCGCACCATACAGCCACACAACACGCTTGGTCACGGCGTTCAGGTTACGGCGTTCATTCTTGGGAAGAATCATGTAATTCAGTCCTTTCTGACAAAAATCTTGATATTCACACCAGTTGCAAAGGTAATTGGGATTCTTGGGGTATTCATCCGCTTCAATCAGGGACTTTGTACCCATGAAGAATTCAATTACTTTGTTGGGGTCATAGGTCACGGGCAGGAATTCAATATTCAGTTTTGAAAGTTCACTTTCAATTCTGCGTCTGAAGTCCTGAAGGCTTTCTGTGCCTTTTTGCTTGATATTCACCTTAGGAACAATCACATAGTTCATGTTCCGAATCTTCTTACCGGGGTTCAGCCGTTCAAAGAAGTATTTGTAAAGGTGAAGCTGTTCAGATTCCAGATACCGTGAACCCTTGGAAGTGTACTTGAAATCCCACAGGTCATATAAACCGGGAACTTCCGATTCATGGAACATGGTTGCAGAGGTCAGAAGATCTATGAAACCGATGAAATGAGAATCAGAAAGCGTGACTTCATGCTGACCTTGGGGCAAAGCCGCCCGAACCCTCGGAATCCAGTATTCCAGCTTGATTTGTTCGTTCACATGGGCATCCGTGATGATGGGATAGGCCATCAGGTATTCATGAACACCCGCTTCCACCCCCTTTTCAATGCCCGTATGCAGGGCATGACCCAGAATCAATGCGTCATCCGGCTTATCTGAAGGAATCACCTTCAGACGGTCAAGGTATCGCATTTTGTACTTGAATGCGCAGCTTTCAAAGCATTCAAGACGGGAATGGCTACATTGCATTCCTTCACCCCCTTCACAATGGATTTGAACTGTTCAAAGCCCTTTGGATATAGCACCAGCCCCAACCCGTTTCCCCGATTGATAAGCTGCACATTCTTCTTTTGCAGATCAGACGGCCTTCCCGTGTCACTTTTCAGCTCCACACCAAGGAAGAAGCCGTTCACATTGATAATCAGATCAGGAATCCCGGCCTTCTGGAATCCACCACCCCAGACCTTGAAATACCACCCGCGCACGGGCTGAACAATATTCTGTTCAGGTGTTCCAGCGGCATATATGCCTTCTTTCTCCAACCAGCTTTTGACCCGGTTTTCAAAATTCTTTTCCCCGGCCAATCAATCACCGCCTTTTTTTTTCGCTTGATAAGCCCGGTTCGGTATGCGTGAAGGGTATTTTCTGAAGCCGTTGCCCATTCAAGCTGTGAAGCACGGCAATCATGTTTCCTGCCGTGCTTATGATTCACAATGGGCTTTCCTTCCGGGTTGGGTAGGAAGGCAACAGCAACCAGAATATGAAGGCGTTCACAGCGCCCATCAATCTTCACGCGCAGATAACCGCGCCCGTCATCGTAGGGGGAAAGGGTTCTGCCTGTGCGAATGTTGCGAACTTCGCCCATCGTGGAAACTTCGTAATTGGGATGTGATTCCACGATTTTCCAACGCACCTTTCCCATAGGTTACACCTTGCGGGACTTCTTGCGGGATTTCTTGGCGTAGGGATTGCCGGAAACCCACTTGCGCCAGTTCTTAGAAAAGAAGGAACAGGTTTCAACCTTTCCTTCCAAGGTCTGCACAACACGCTTGCGGTTGATATTGCCGATTCCAGCGGCCTTCATGTTGGCACGGGCAATGGAACGCTTCAGCTTACGCATCTTGATTCACTCCTTTACTTCAATCTTGATATATCCAGCCTTGGGGGAAGATTTGGAACATTCTTCCGCAATGGCGGGGTAACGCTTTTTCAGCTTGGCGCTGTCAATGGAAATCGCCGTGGTGGGCGCAACATAGGTGATTTTGACAAGCTGGTTGTCAATGCTCTTGATTCCGTGGGCTTCCATCGCTTCACGCAGCTTGTCCTTCAGTTCCTTTTCCTGTGCTTCCATCGCCTTCTTGGATTCCACAACCCGCTTGATTTGCTCAAACACGGTCATATACTGCGTTTCAAAGGCGGCAAGGTCAGTTTCAACCGTACCGCAATGACCACAGGAATCAGGGTGCTTGTCACAGGGGGAATCACAGGCTGCTTTTTCCGGGCAGAAGAAGCAGCACATGTTAGAACCGTTCTGCGCACAGGGTTCAAAGTTACAAACCTTCATGGGGTTCAATCCTCACTTTCTTTGAACAGTTCGTCCGTGTAATCACGGCGCATATCCAAGGTTTCAAGAATGTGTTCTTCCACGCTGTTTTTGCAAAGCAGGATATAATAAAAGCAAGGGCGTTCCTGTCCAATACGGTGAATACGCTTCTTGCTTTGCTCATATAATTCTGATTTGTCGGTCAGCGTGAAATAAACAATGCGATTGGCCTTTTGCAGATTCAAGCCCATAGCCCCGGCCTGATACTGAATGAAGGTGATGGAATCATCTGCTTCTTCATAGGCCGTCAAATCCTTCACAGCCCCGTTCACTTGGGAAACCGGGCGCTTCAGATCATCAGCAATGGCCGTCAGGCGGGTCAATTCCTCATTGAAGTTGTAAAACACAATCAGGCGTTCATTGGTGCTTTGAACCAAATCAGCAAAGGCTTCCAGCTTGTGGGGGTTGTATTGGCCGCATAGCATCCGGGAATACAGCCGTTCAGCAAGAATGGAATCCCCAACCAGTTCAATTCCATCTTCCACCGTGACCAGCTTCCTTTTCCTGAACCGCCGATATTCGGGAATGGTAGGAATGGAAACGGGAATGAAGTTCTGTTCCGGCAGGGTGAAACATTCTTCTGTTTTCATGAAGAAAGCGCCGTACTGCCGCAGCTTATCCTTCAGGCGGTCAACGTATTTATACGGGTTTTCAGGGTCAACCATTTTCACAGGGCGGTCATCAATGATTTCCGTTTTCCAGTTGACGTATTGACGGTTATACAGTTCTTTGGAAATCGGCCAGCCCAGAAGGTGAATTTGCGGCCACAGGTTTTCATATTTGCCGGAAGTGGGCGTTCCTGAAAGAAGCACCACGTTCAGCGGATTCAGATTCAGAATGAACTTTGTGCGCTTGGCGGTATCGTTCTGAATCAGGGATGATTCATCCAACATCAGCGTGAAGTTCCGCAAGCAGCGCAGCGCGTCACGCCGCCAAGCAAGTTCATAGTTGATAACACCGCAAATGGGGTTTCCGAATTCAAATTCCCTTTCATAATCATCATCGGAACGCCTTATGAAAGTATCAAATTCATCTTTCTTGGTCAGATCATAACATTCAAAATCTTCATAGTTTTCAAACACATGATTCAACCAATCTTCAATCTTGGATTTCTGACAGATCACCAGATTGACCCGCGCCCCAAGGCGCTTCATTTTTTCCGTTCCCACATACGTCTTACCCAAGCCCATATCCATGTAATAGGCAACCCGGTTTTGGTCTTGGGTGGTATCAAGCGCCTGAATCTGGAAGGGAAAGAAATTCATTTGACCTCACCTTCATAGGGGGTGGTGTCAATCTGGGCAAGGGCAACGGTCACACAGGCGCGATACACAACGGCAAACTTGGTGTCACCGCGGGTCTGCTGCACTTTGGCAAGGAATTCATCAACCGTGCCAAGGAAGCAGCCGCATTTCACCTTGATTTCACCCTTCTTGTTCCTGAAGAACGTGGTGAAATCGTTCCGGCTACCGATTGCGCCGATAGTCAGCAAATGTTCAGCCCGGAAAAGGAACGCATCACCGCAGACCTTGGCATTGCCCCAGACCTTGGCATCACCGCAGACCTTGGCATT